AAGAAGATTATGCATTTCATGAGTAAGTTTGCCAGTCTGTTCCATATACTCATAATAAGCCTTTAGGAAGAGAATAAAATTCTCTCCCTCTTCTTTATAGAAATCAGGAAACTGATTTTCTAATATTGCAGATATCTTCTGAGAAATAGCCATTAATCAGCCTCAGCAACAGCAGTGATAGTCGCATCATTTGAGTTCATGAGAAGAATTTGCTCACGAATTGGTGTTACATCTAGGTTTAGGGTTTCTACTGTTACCTTTATCTCTATCCCTTCATATGCACTTGGTAAGAAGTTTTCAATGTCAATTTGTCCTGTTGTATAATTGATTGTTCCAGCACCAGCAACAATATTAACTTTCTGTTTACTTGCATTAAATCTATAGATATTGATTGCGCCCGAACCGTTATCTTCTAGAAAAGCATCAAATCCTTGATATGTAAACTTAGTCGATGTGACAGTGTTTGCTCTTAAAGCATTGTTGAACTTTAGAGTTACTTTTTCTGCTCTATTAATATTTGGAACAAATCTCTTTTGAACCTTTAATGTAACTTCGTTGTTCAATATAGATTCATTTGTATTATCCAATGCACGAACAAAACGAGAGTATCTTAATTTATTACCAAATCTTTGTAGGTTTGTGCTTGAAAATGCATCAATAGCAGTCTTAATATCATTGATAATTTGTGATGTTGACAAAGATGTCTTTAGCGAATCATAATATGTTGTTACTGAAGGAATGACATATGTGTAATCAGCATCAATAATAATAGGGTCAACAGCAAGTGGTGTTCTATCAGCAATACTCAATTTAATTTCATTCTTTCTAATACTTGTAATAAAATTTTCACCAAAAGGCTTGACAGCAATATATACCTTACCATAAACAGGAGGGTCAGCAAGTTCCCCACCGAAAGCAGTTACAGATTGCAAGTCAGTATTTTCATTTAGAATAATTCTTTGGTAGTCATTATTTACAACGGCTCTATTTTGAACTTCATAACTTCTTGGAGCATTAAATTTTATACTATCAATTGTTTCAATTTCATGTCCACCTCTTGCTGGAGAATTAACGGCTGATACTGAAACTGATGCATAACTAGGGTCAATTGTAATAGTGTCAACTGAGAATGAGTTAGCACCATTTGTTATAGGTCCGTTACATACACGATAATCAACAATAATGATATTGTTATTTTTAACAGGTTTACCTAAAGGCCCATCTCCAAAGAATATTTCATATTGTTCATCAGCACACTCTTGTAGGTAGAAAACAGGTGAAGTGGAGGTGACCGCTCTAATATTTGTTGCTCTTGTATATGCAGTATTCGCAAAATTAGACGCAGATTCTTGTACTCTTACTGTAATGCTTCTTGTATCAATATTTTTGTTTGGAAGAACATATCTTATTGGATTACTAGTATTCACTGTAAATCTTTGTGTTAGCGGTTCACCCTCTGTAATAGAGATTGCTTTCGTAAATGTATTTGAGCCATTTCTTATTGTCTGTGCTTCTGGTGTAACAAATGTATATGAAATATCGTCAATAGTTGTTGTAAACTTAGAGTTTTTAGGAAGAGTAAACTGTGATATATTATTAGACACACCAGTAAATGTAATTGACACATTAGCGGTTGCACCTCTTGCAGAACGAGTATTATATCCTAGTTCTTTTGCTCTTGACACAACACTATCTCTTTGTTGTGCCGTATCCAAGAACATTTCATTAGCAATCATGTTTCCATAGAATGCATTATAATGTGTATTATATGCAAGCAAGTCTAGCAACACAGCCATGTTACTACCCTCAAAGTCATAATCTCTGAACTGCGTCTGCGCCGCAAGATATGATTTTAGATTAGAACGAATGTCCTCAAAGTCTAATTCGGTTACTTGTAGATATGTGTTAGCGGCCATTACCTAACTCTCTCTAAAATTACATTTAATTCTACTGGAACAACATCATTGCGAACCATAAAGGCGACAGTGACAGAAATAGCATTCTGTTCAGAATAGTCTTGCACTAGTACATCAATCAAATCAGCCCTTGGTTCATAATTTCGTATGACCTCACGAACTGCATTTTCCATTTGTTGTTTGGTTGCTTGACTCCAAAGTTCAAAAAGAAAAGAACGAATAGAGCAACCGATATCTGATTTGAACGGACGCTCAAAGTAGTTTGTAAGAATCAGGTTTCTCACCGATTCTTTAACCGCTTCTCTGTTTGTATTTCTTGCTAGTTGTCTAGTGATTGGATTTGGTATGAATAGACTATCCAAGTCACTAAAAACTACCTTTTCTTTTGCACCTGCCATTTGTTATTCCTTACATACATAAATCTTCATACTTCGTTGTATGAAGTCGATGTAGCGACAAGTCTCCTTGTCTGCGAATGCGTCTGTTGTATGCATTCTTAATACGCTTTCTTTGACCAGGTCTCCAAGCAATAAACTTCTTCCATCTTGTCAGTGCATCATATTCGTCTGCACTTTTCATGGGTATCTTCGTCTTCATTTCAGAATCCTTGTCTCTATTTAGGAAGCATTTTTTATATCTTGGATTTCTTTTCTTCTATCCTTACAGAGTTTTGATATCTCTGCTAATGCTTTCCTTGCTCTTGTGCCTGCTGTCTTATTTCCGTTCTCAAACTTTTCACTTTCTGTGATATAAGTCTCAAACAAATTTACTAAATTATCATGATTATTCATCGTTTTGCCCTTGACAAATTATAAAATTGTTGTTAGAATGATTCTGTAATCTATCTAATAAAATATTTAGTCTCCAATAAACACTGTCTGTGATGCAGATTCAATCTTATTAGAACCATCAGAACCAGATATCCCTGCTGGGTCATCACCAGTATCTACTGTATCATCTAGTCTTGCCGCACCTTTTGTACCACTGTTTAGATTGATTGTTTTACCATCCATTGTAATATTACCATCAGCAACAATATTCAAATCTCCAGTGACATGAAGTTTATCATTACCAGTCACAGTTCTGAATCCATTCTTATGATGTGTAACAACATCACCATTAGGATGCATCTCAATGAAAGTTCCAGACTTATGATAGATATGAATCCTTTCAGCATTAGCAGTATCATCAATTTCTACTACATGACCTGATTCAGATTCATATACATGGTTCTTTGGATACTGTGCGGCGTATGGTGACGCTGGTTCTCCAGTAACACTGTCTGGTGACTTGGTGATGCTGTTTGTTCCTCTTGCGAGTTTGTTTACATCACTTTCATCCACATATGTTGGAAAGTTACCACTAGGGTCATTGAAACCTTTTGTGGTATCTGCGAGTTCTGCTGGAATACCAGCAAGACTTCCTAAAATGACTGGTTCTTGAGCCCTTTCACCGTCTAAGAAAAATCCAACTACCCACGAACCTTCTACTAATCCTGTTGGACTTCTTCCCTTTCCGCTAACAGCCGCAGAGGTGATATCTTGAATTGGCTGAGCCCATGGGAGGTGTTCAGTAGGTATCTTGTCTTTATCATCGGTGTGGAAACCATAACACCGTACACGGACCCGGCCGAGTCGTATAGGGTCATTACGGTCTTCCACGACTCCGAAGAACCATATAAAATCATTTCTGCCTAGGAAGTTTCTCATCTTCCACCTTTTCTACATACTTTAGAAAACTCAAAAGTCCATTCTTCAGAGTTTCTTTTGTTTTTTCTTTCTCGTCCACCCAATCACTTAAATGATTAAAAGATGCCGAGGACTTTTTTTCTTCCTTTAGCGGCTTTTTTCTTAGCCTTTGGTTTAGGTGCTTCATCTGCAACTTCCTCAACTGATTCTTCAACTTGAACTTCTGGTTCTACAATCTCTTGAAGAAACTGTTTCTGCATCTGCTTTTCTCTAGGTGACCCTGGCAATGGCATATCTATCTCCTTTTATTGCTCTGGTTCGTCAATTGCTTTAAGTGCTGTATCAGGAACATTGTCTTTAATCCAATCATAAATCTGTTGCTGAACATCACTTTCTCTTCTAAACTTTTTACCTTCCTTCTTCAGATTTACATATGTAAAATCCTTGACGACAATTCCACCAGCACTAGTCTTGATAGGTTTGCCGTCCTTGTCTGTCCAAGGAATAGTGTTTTCTCTGTTATTCAAAATGACATTTACTGCACCGTTGATACCTCTTGGTAGTTTACCCTTAATAATTTGTGACATCGTTTTAGCCGCACCTTCATGCGTCTGCAAAAGAATATCACTAGGCACAACTCTTTCACGCCCTGCATTATTTTTAACAGCCGTGTGGTAGTTTGTCAATACCCAAGTTACATGAATGTTCTTAGAATCATAACCAATCTTTTTCAACTGAGGAAGAACTTCTGTGATATCACCAATTTCTTTCAGTGTAATGTCAAAGATTATATTTGGTAGAGTTCCCTTGGATGCGGCGCCTGAGCGTACTAAGTCGTCCAGCATCACTTTTAGTGTATTCTCTTTAATGCCTGCTTTCTTCACAAACATATGCAACTTGAAAACATCTTTTGGTTCACGCAAATTTAGTCCACGAACCTCTGGATATTTCTTTTTCAGTTCGTCAATCTTAATGAATGCTTTTTTCCACTCATCCACATCACGAATCTTGAACTTATCACCTTCCATAAAGTTCTGAATAGCAAAACCTTTACCAGAACCAGCACCACCGGCGAGGAAGACAACCTGTCCATACCGTTTGCCTTGATTATACATAATCAATTTTTCGTCAAGTTGCTTATACAACTTATCTACAAAATATTCTTTTAGTCCTAGTATCATCTCTTAAATCCTGTGTCTTTGATACATTCCATTACTGTTACATGAGTTTCCTTATCTATCTTGTGACGCAAAGCAGTGATAAGGTGTTTACCTGTCATATATTTATCTTCTCGCATTTGTTCCTCTCCAGTACTCATTACTGGAAAACTGAGGAATACAGTATCTCCAACATTGAGTTTGGAGTTACCATGAATTGTCACTTCTAGTGTTTTGTTATTCAAATGCGATGCATAACTTCTTCTGAACTGAACTGTTCTTTCAAGTGTCTTGGGTCTGACATTCTCATCTCTGAAAATATCCAACTGGTCATGTTGAAAACGAGTGGTAAACATATCAACAATTGCTGTGCTTGAAGCGGAGCCTGGAATACGAAACCTCTGTAGTTTCTTAAACTTATCATGTTGCTTCTTATAATCAAAATCTCTTTCAATCTTTTTCTTTCTGAGATTGTCAATCAATATAGTTTTTGAAGCGTATAGTCCACTTTCCTTGTTATCAAGAAAGTCTGCTTCTTTTATAACTTCATATGATATAATTTTGAAAGCATCTAAGTTTTCTGCACCAGCACCTTCTCCACCTTCCGTATAGTTAGAAGGCTCCCACTTGTATGTTTCCTTTATTTCACTTTGTACAAGATTAGAAACATTTCTAAAGTGATATCCATTACTATCTTCATAGAATGTATACAATGATGCAATATCGTCACCCTGTGCTTCATTAACAAAGAAGTCGATTGTATCCTCTACTGATAGATTTGGTATCACATATTTTTGCAAACCTTTTGTATCATCTGCTGTAAGTTTTTTATTTATTCTAAAGTTTGCTTCATCTAAGTTGGTGTATGTTTTCTTAATATCCTGTGTCTCATAAAACTCTTTATGAACACTCTTAATCATGTTAGCAATCGTGTTGCCTTTACTACCACCATAACTACGAGAAATCTTTTTATCAGCAATCGAAATAGTTTCCAGTGATGTTCCTGTCAACACATATGTCTCAATCTTCTCATCAACACTCTGTCTATTTTCTAGACTATTCATAATAAACAAATGCTTGTTCTTTGGTGTACCCTCATCTGGTGTTCTATAAGATAGGAATACTGCTTCCATACCAGTGAAACCACCAATATCTTCACTGTTTGGTTTCATAAAATCAATAAGACCTGTTGCATCGGAAACAACAACTTCACAAGTCATTTCTTTTTCATATAGATTCTGAAATATGTTTATTTCAAGCATCACTTCACTCAAGTCAAATATCTGACCTGAACGAGCAACTAAAGCAATGGTATTAAGTTCTACATCGCCGGCTTGTCTGTAACCTTCAACGGCCATATTATGCTTCCTGTAGGATTGTCTCTACTTCATCAATTACTTTTGATAAGTATCTTGGTTCAAGCAAACGAATTTGTTTTCTTGCTTCATTTTGCTCTACTTCCCAATCGTATTGTGTTTCACTTCTGCGCTGACTAGGTGATAGCGAATTGTATGTTGTCTCATCAACTATAACCTCATATGCTTCCAGTCTAGTGCCATCGTTTTTTACGGTAGCCGCTCTAATAATTTTATAATAATTTTTTATTGTGGTAACTGCTGATTGTATACTACCATACTTACCTATGATAAATCTGTCAAAGTCTCTTCCAAATAGTGGCCAGTCAAACTGAGGGTCAATAATATTGTTATAGTGTAACACTACCCAAGCATAATTTGCATTACCATAAAACTTCTCAGCAATCACATCAGGTCTGTCACCTTCTTGAATACTGTACTCATAAAATACATCTGTTCTTTCACTGAGACTATCTCTTACCTTAAATCTACGAAGAATATTGGTTGCAATAGTTTTGCGTCCAGTATTTCTGACATCATGTGGTGTTGTTGGAAAATATGAAAAGTAATTAGACATGATTACAACCTACTATCTCTACCTGATGCATCCAAATTATCTGATGCAAACTCTTCAGTATCACCAAATCCGTTTCTAGTGAGAATACGAGTTTCTTGGAATGACATTGAAATATCAATTGATACGGGCGCACCAGTTTGTTCAAAGAATGTTGGAACACCCTCGCCATTATAATTTACAGTCAAGTCAGTCATCACTGATGTTCCAATATCATATAGATATGGTTTAATCTTTTCACCAAATTCAATTGTAAATTCATCTGGATAAACAAATGCAAAGCCTGCTCTCTCCGTACCAAACTTATATGCTGGTAGCATATGATGTCTCATAACATGAATTAGTTCTTTTAGTCTATCACTCTCTACTTGATTCTTAGCAATAAATTTATATTGGAATTGGTGTGTTCTGAAGTCAATGCCTTTGAACACGACAGCCATGTGAGGATTAATAGCAAGCCCTTCATCTTGCATCAAACCAGTAACAACATTTTCTACACCACCTAAACCTAGTGTTGCACCAACCACACCACCACCAGCGGCAAGACCAGCAATCGCCGCACCACCAAGT